CATCTATCGTTACTTGTATGTCCTTATCAAACAAGTCATTGACACGTTCTTCTGATACTGGTGTGCCAACTGGCTTGCCATACTCTTCATCCCACTCATTGATAAGGTGACCTATACCTGTCGTAGGTAAATTTAAGTGATCAAGGTACACGGAGTAAACACATCCCTCATCTCTTTTTAGTTCTTCTCTAAGTTTTTCTATGTTCATTGACTTCCTACTGTTGCTCTAGTTACGGGGTTTGGTACTAATATTGGATTGACACCACCCGTAGATCCTACATTAGCGGGTGGCTTTATATCTGGTACGTTTATGCCTTTAATATTTGTTATAGCTCTATCTCTTACTTGTTGTGCTTCTGGTGACATTTTAAAAGGTCCCTCAGATTTTACTGGTACAACTGCTGATGCAGGAGTTACACCCATCTGACCAAGCACTTGTTGTGCAGATGTCTGCATAAATTGTAAAGCTTGTCCAAAAGCATCGCCACCAGGCTCACGACTTGCAAGTAAAACTTTCATTACTGAAGGATTTCTTAATGCTCTAGACATTACCATGTAAAAAGCAGCAGCGGGAATAGTTGCAAGTGGTGCGGTTAACATTCCATAGAAACCTAAACCAAGAGCGATTGTTGGTGCAGCAAGTCCACCTTTACCAGCTAATGATGCATTGGAAACTGCAACCATGTTATCGGCTAACTTAAACAAATCGTCTGATTGTTGTTTACCAAACATAGTCTCAATTGTTTCTCGTCCGTAACCACTAAGTGTGCTTTGTAAATTTGATCCGAGTCTACCAGAAACAAAAGCTTCTCTGAATGCGGGTGATTCAACATCACCTAACGACTTAAGTATTCTTGTCATTGCAGCATCTTGAACTGCGCCAACTGTGTCTGGAGAAAAACCACCAAGTTCTCTTACAGTTCTATCTCCTATTTTCAAACTTCCATTTTGAAAAGCTTTGATTCTGTTTGCGTTGCCTCTTGTAAACAAATAACTTACCATGCCCTCAGCATCATTGTTAGCAAGAGATTGTATAAACTTGTTACCATCAAAAGCTTTTAAATTTTCAAGTTCAGAATTTCTAAATTTAATAACGTTAGCTAACGTTGCATCTGGAAACTGATCCAATACACGTTTATCAAACTGTGCGCCAGTTTGTTTTAGTAATGTGGACAACTTATCTATTTGTTTAAGTTCATCCGCACTAAACAACACATTTTTTGTAGTGCCTAACTTATCTATTCTTTTTGCTAATTTGATTCCATCTATCTGTTGAACACCATTACGTATTGAAAAATTATCTGGATCGTTGAGTTCTCTTTTGAACCATTCTTTAGCAAATTGTTGTCTTGTAATGTCTGCGGTAGTTGCACCTATTTTTCTACCTTCACGTATTTTTCTTAACTCATCTTTCTTTTCATTTATTCTTTGTCTAAAAGCATTTTTAGTTCTACTGTCTCTCATAGATCTAAGATATGTTTCTGCTTCATCTATAGTAGTAAACAATCTATTACCAGGACCTACTAAAGAAATTTTTCTAAGAGTGCGATCTCCTAACTCTAATCCTTCAATACCCGCACTACCTCTAATTATTTTAAGTAATCTTCTAAGGCGTTGCGGTTCATTTGGTTTAACTAAATCGTCAAGGTATTTTGATGGGTCAAACTTCAATGTGCCTCTTTTAGATTCTGAATAAATCTTTTCTGCTATCACATCATCAAATCTTTTCATTCCATTGGCATAATATTGTCTTGATCTTTGTAAATTATTTAATCCAGTTTGTAATGTTTGAAGTAATGCGGTTGTTGGCTCTTCTGTAAATTGCATGCCAGATTGACCTAACAAAGCTCTTAAAGTTTGTTGATTGCCTTGTGTTAATCCAGTTCCTGCTCTTACGCCTGCAGGATCTGAAAAATTTTTAATTATTAAATCTAAATTTAACTCAGCTTGATCAAATGCCTGATTAAATGAATTTTTTATTGATTGTAAATTACCATTTGCAGTTGTGACTTTGAAAGCATCATCGTACTGCATGTCAATTAGAACACGTCTTAAAAACTGTGCTTTTTCTGGAGTTAGATAAGTATATCTCACTGCCTCATCAAGAGATATTGGTGTTGGTGATCTTTGTTGTGTTGCTCTTATTGCGTCATTTATTTCTTTTAATATTGGTGCTTCACCAGGAAAACTACCAGTCGCAGAGGCATCATCTAATGCTTGTTTAATAGGAGCCACTGGTACAATTTTGTTATTTTTACCTAAAGATTTCGTAGCAGCACTAAACAATGAGTCTGATTGTTCGTCAAAAATAGCTTTTGATGTAAGCAGTCTTTTAACTAAATCAGCACTTAATCTTTCTCCATCTTTTAATGGTCTTATTATAGCATCGATGTCATTTTTTATTTGAATATCAAGTGTTTTCTCAGCACTTTTTACTTGATCATCTAATGTTGAATATATTTGACCGATGTCACCTTTGAGTTGTTTTTCTAAATTAGTTAAGGCTTCTTGACTAGTGCCCCTTAAACCTTGTAATTCTTTCATAATTATTTTAAGGTTTTCAGTTGCAGCTTTTTCGTTTGGAAATATTCCTTCATAAATAGCTTGTAATCTATTAAGAACTGGTCTTAATCCTGGTGCAGCACCCTCTATTGTTGGACGAAATCTTTTTTCTAATAATTCTTTAGCAGCCGCTCTGGATGCCTCTGCCTCTGCACCAGCGGGACCTTTGATAAACCTACCAAATACACGAGATATTAAACGTCCTACACCTTCACCAGTTACACCTAACACGCCTTCAAATGCAGCATCTCTTAATATGTCAGATGGAGATTGTCTTTGATATCCTTGTGCAGTTTCATACGCTTCTTCAGCAATTTTACTAGCAGCCATAGTGCCACCAACTACAAGTGCGGCTGGTATAAATCCTGCTCCAGACATTGCGAGTCCTGCAACAAGACCAGTGCCTAAAGGCACACCTGCTTGACCAAGAAAGTCTGCAACATCCGAGGATGAGAACCCCTCTTCATCTATAGCAAGATCTTTACCTTCACCTAGTCCTAAAGCATCTCGTCCTTTTTGATTTATTATAAATCTACCACCAGGATCTTGTGTGTAAGAATCTGCACCAATTTTATCGTCAAGGTACGCTTTCTTTTCAGCTTGTGTTTCTCTTGCATTTAATCCTGCTCTGAAACCAAAATCATCTACACCCGTATCATAATCCACACCAGGTAATTTAAGATCTTGAAGCTCACCAACCTTTGCAGGTTTCATGGTTTGAGGATCAATACCCGCAAGTCTTAATTGTCTAGCATAGTCTTGTATTTCTTCTTTAGATGCAGTTGCTAAATTTATACTTGGTTGAGCGGGTTGTTCCTCAAATAATTCTGGTCTAGAAGTTTGCATTTCAGCAATAACAGACTCTACTTGATCTGGTTCAAGTCCCTCAGTGTCTATAGTTATGCCACTTGGTAATTCAATTAGAGCCATTTTAACCTAACAAAGCTTTATTAAATTTATCTTTATCAAACTTACCATCAGTTAAGAGAGTACCTAACTTTATAGTTTGAGTTTTTCCACCTTGTGTGCCACCTTGTGGTTTTGTATATAAACCTAAATCTCTGACTTTAGCAAATTTTACGGGTGCACCACTTTGAAAAGTCAAACCATTAGTTGCAGCTAATACATCTTCTATTTCTGCAAGTGAACTTTGTTGGGTGAGTTGTACTTTATCATGTATGCGTTGTAATCTTTTTAGTAAAACATCATCGTCTACAAAAGCATATCCAGTAACACCCGCTGCACCACTTGTATATAATCCTACAATCTCTTGAGCTAGTGATCTATCTACGTTTGATAAATTTTTTGAACCTTCACCCAATATTTGTTGTATCAAGGTGTTAGCTACTTCTTCCATATCTCTGTTATATTCTTCGATATTCGAATAATTTTTACCAGGATCTATGTTTGCAACATTAAAAGCTTTTTTCACTAAAGCTTTACCTGCGTTTAAACCACCCGTAATGTTGCCCTCTGAAACGTTGAAAATTTGTCCTTGAATAAGTGTCTGTAAATTTCTTGATTTTGTGAAATTTAAAGCTGCATCATCAACTCGTTTAGAAAAAGTATTAAAGTCTTTTGGTGCAAGTATTTTATCTTTTTGTAATTTAGCCAAGGCTTTTTTAACAGTTGCAGCGTTGTCCATTGCTGCTTTAGTTAATGTTTCAGTTGTAAGACCCGCAGGTATACCATTTTTTCTAATGAATCCCTCAGTTAAATTTACAACACTACCCTTCTCATATTTTTTACCATCTACAGTCACATCTTTATCTGCAATAAAAAACTTTTGTTTTCTATCTTTTGATCGTTCTTGTAAACCATATCTAAGTGAGGCAAGATCTACTTGTCTGTTAAAAGCATCTCTTTCCTTTTTGTCTTTGATAAACATATCTGCGCCTTTATTCAAACCATCTGATATGTTTGTGATTGCGTCTGGACTTTTACCCGCAGCTATGGAAAAGAATATTTTAGCAATTGCTAGATTTTTGTCTATACCTTCGTATTTAGGTGCATTTTGTTTAAACTCTGACATCAATTGCTTTAATTCAGATTGTTGTTCTTCTGCACTACCAGTAGTTATTAAGTTTTCTACTCGTTCTTTAGTTGTTGGCTTTGGTTCAACTATCTCATCTTTTTTATCTTTTTTATCTTTAGTAGTCGTGGTGGTTGTTTTTTCATCTGGCTTAATTATTTTTTTGTCTGCGTCAGAAGTTGGTTTTGGTAATACTGGTGATCCAAACTGTGCTTGAGCCCGTCCAGGGGTCATCCTAATATCTTGCTTACCTAGTTCACCTGCAATACCTAACTCTTCCTCAGCAACAGATGGATCTGTAGGAAGTCTAGGTTCTACTTCATATTTACCAGTTTTTTCATTATATCTTACTAATTGTCCATCTTTAGCTAACTCTTGTACTTTCTTATCTTGATCTCTTCTCATAGCAAAATTCAAGGCATCTGCATCCGTAACGTCTATTGCTCCGACTTGTGTTGGTGTTAACTCACCTGCTATACCCAACTCCTCTTCAGCAACACTAGGTTCGCCAGTAGGAATAGTGGGTTTTATTTTTTGTGCTTGCATTGCTTTTTGTAGACCAGGGTCAACAGTTGTTGGCACTTGCTTGAATCCAAACATACTCATTGCATCCGCAGATGGTCTTGTCATTCCGATTCTACCACTTAACGTACTAGCATCTGGTTTACTAGTAAATCCACTACCTAAACCACCACCAATTGTACCTAATGCAGTAGTACCAACATCTCTAGCACCACCTAAAACAGTTTCACCAAAACCTAATATTTTACCTATACCACTATCTCTTCCGACAAAATCAGCACCTAAGTTAATTGGTAAATTTTTTCTACCCGCTAAAGTAGCACCTCTTTGTGCAAGAAAAGTTTGTTCAAGCGGACTAAGTGAACCTATGCCTTGATTATATGCTCTTAAAGCAAGTTTTTGTACATCGCTCATATTAGTTCCACCAAAAACCATCGCAGGATTTGTTTTCATTGATGGACTACCACCATTCTGAAAACTAGCTACACCACCCATAGAATTTAATTTGTTACGGGCGTTGCGGTTAAACATTTTACGATTCATTATGTTCATTAAAACAAGCCTTTTAATATACCACCAAGGCCACCACCGCCTACTCCTCCACCACCAAAGGCACCAAGAAGACTAGCTACACCACCAGCTAATCCACCGATTTGAGATAATCTACTTGGAGGAGGGGCCGTGGTTGAAGTTAATGTAGTCGCAGTAGATGGCACACCTCTGAATATATCTGACATAAAAGATAGTCTTTGATAAGGTTCAAACTGTCTTTGTGTAGATGTAGCTCGTAATGCATCTAACTCACTTTGTGCTTGTGCTTGTTCTTGTCCGCCTAATCCAGATAATAAATTAATATCTCTTAGTTGGGCGGCTTGTTGTGCTTCTCCTAAACCTGCAGTTGCAATACCCGCCTTTGTAAATAACTCAGATGCTTTTTGCGCTCTATCTTGTGCGGATTCAAACGCCTGTGCACGAAGTCCTGCAGATTGTCTAGCAAATGTATCAGCTAAGTTTCTTTGTAATTCTTGTTCTGCAATGGCTTGTCTTGATCCACCAAACGCTCCTTGTTGTACCGCTCTACTGCCGATTTGTTGTCTTGCTATGTCGCCTTGTCTTGTAATATCAGCAAGATTTTGATCTATTACATCTTCAATAAATTGATTTTGAAATCTATCCGCACCGCCAGGTTGTAAAGCAGTGATACCTGCCCCCACAGTATCTGCACCAGTTTGTAATAAATTTTCAAATCCACCAATACCAGCGATTGCTCTATCAACAGCTTGTTGTTGTAGAGGTGTTCTTTCTGCTACTTGTATTTCTGGAAACTCAACAGGTTGAGTTGCAGTATCTCTAACATCAGTTAAGAGTTTTTCAAGAAAATCTCTTTGATATTCTGGTAAAATGGTTTTTTGTATTACTTCAGATGTTGCCATTATGCCATTCCTTCAAACTTGTCCATTAAATCATACATAGTTGCTATACCTTTGTCTATGTTTCCGTTGCCTGCACCTTTGACTGCCTTTTCTGTAAATACAAACTCATTATTAGATAAGGCTGCACGTTGTACTGGTTTACCATCTTGATATATCATCCCTGGTATACTGTCCGAGGTCCCAGTTCCAGGACCCTTTAATATACCACCAAACTCTGGAGATCCACCATCCATCAACGCTCTAATGCCACCACTATTAGTTGGTGGATTCATTTTAGCCATAACTGCATCTTCTAGTTCTTCAATAGAACTATAACCCATACCAGTGTTTGGATCGTTAAAATTTAATAAACTACTTATACCAGTTTGCATCATGTTCAAATACTAACAAAAAATTAAATACTCGTCTATATTATGATGTTGTAACAGTTACATTTCCTAATGCAGTAGTTCCAACAAAAGTTCCAGAAAAAATATCCTCTGTAGTTACAATTCTTAAAAAGCCTGCATCACCAATAAAGATATCACCTTCTTGTAATGCATTGCTACTACCTTGTCCACCAACACCTTGAAAGTTTATATTAGCAGATCTAACTTCATCTATTAATCTATCAAGTGCACGTGCTAATTGATTCACGTAAACTTGATCGTATTCTGAAGGTGCTATAGGCAGCACTGTTCGTACAATTTTTTTTGTCATCTTCTACCATCAGGTCTAGCATCTAACCTTGGAGCACCTAGTCTCCATTTAACTCCGATAGCTTCATTTTCTATTCTTAAGGACATTTGCCTTCCTCTAGCTCTGAAAAAAACATTGTCATCATAAACCTCTGGTGGACCAGATGCAGTTCTTGTCACAGTACCACTTGGAGATTCTGTAAAATCATCGCCAGGAAAATCACGACTTCTCATTGTAAGTTTAGCAACAGGATTGGAAGCAGACGACCCTCTAAAATTCAAGTCTGGCACTATTCTATTAATTAACATGAACTGATGACCATCGCCAATATCAAAGTCACTAGACTCAACAAAAGCGTTTACGGCCACTGCACTACCTGTTGCAAAATCATCTAAACCATCTTCATGATTAAATAAATATCTGTCAGTGCCCGTTGCTTGTGGAAAACTTCTTAGACCAGATGCTCTATCATTCCATGTAGTTCTAACTAGATTGCCAAAATACCAAACCTTTTCGTTGTAATTCCAAATAACATAACGATCTATTTCAGAACTCGATGCACTACAATAAAACCACCAGATCTCTGTCTGACTACCTATACTACCCGCATGAAACTTAAATGATTGTTGATTGTTCATATCATTAAAAACGTAGTCACGCACACTACATGGTATAGCTTGTATTCGTCCATCATAAACATAAAAGTTTTCTTGACCCATCCAGTAAACAACGTCATTAACACTTATCGCAGTATTAGGGCCAGCAATCCTAATATTGTCACCAATCATAGAGACACCAAAAGTGAATGGAGGTCCTATAAATTGCATTGAATATAAAGCTTGATCTGTCCAAACAAGTATTTGTCTGCTTGTTTGTACTGCGGTTATTATTTCAGAGCCTTTAGACAAACGTATATCACCAGCCGTATTTGTTGCAGTTGGTGTAAAATCAGTTAGAGACTCTTGTGATCCAAACCTTATAAGCAAAGGATCTTGAGTGTTCGTACCAATAGTATTTGCACCAAAAAATATAATGTGTCTGTCAACGTCTGAAACTAATATTTTTCTTGCTAATGTTGGTGTGTCTGATGCACCAGCAAGAGATGATAATTCTACTGCTCTTGTAGTGACATTTGTACTTGCATCCCAATAATAAATAGATCCATCGGCTATGTTAAAAATTAAATCTTCACCAAAGTTATCTGCAAACCAAAGTCTTAAAGTTTGACCTGACAGTGAACCAGAGTCTGAGTTCCATGTAAATCTACCCCACGTTCCCGCTGACCAACCCGCACCAAGAATTGTTGTATTAAGTCCAACGCTAATTTGAAAAGCAGCGGTTCCAGAAGATCCTCCACCTGCAGTACTTCCAGATGAAGCAGATCCAGCAGTTGTGATGGTAAAAGTTGTTGTAGAAGGAGTAGATGTTATAACGTGTTCGCTATTAAGTTGATCCGCAGTGATACCATCAGTGGCAGTTAAACTAGCTAATGTTACGAAATCACCAGTTATTGCTCCATGAGTCGTGGATGTTGTAATTGTAACAACGCCACTGCCTGCACCACCAGTTGTATTAACTGGGTTTGATGCTAAAGATATTGTAGCTCTCAAAGGTGTTATGTCATTGTAAACACCTGCGTTTTCTAAATATGTTTTTTTCTCAGAACCAATAAATAATAAATTTTCAGATTGTAAAGTTACAAAATCATGTAACTTTCTTGCAGTTCCTTCAAATTGTGTATTAGAACTTCTTGTCCAACCACCTATGCGTTCTACATATCCATTACGAAAACGTATTTTATCACAATTAAACCAACCACCTTCGTTTGAATAATTAGTTCCTTCTCTATTTATCCCTGGTCTAAATTGTAATTTTGATAAAGGCATGTCAATCTGCATCCTCTATTTTAAGACTGCCATCATCTACTTTAGCTTGAATATCACTTGGTAGATTATCTTTGTTTTTTCTTAGCCACTCTTGGAAAGGTGGGTGATGTTTAAAACAAGACACACGAAACACACCATCAGCATCTGTTTTTTTATATACTGTAACACCACTATCTTCTGTGTGTAATACTGAATAAGACATATTTATAACTCCGATGTAAAAGAGAGATGCACACCACTATTTACTGCTCTACCCATACAGCCACTGTCTGCTGTAAGTGAACCTGATGCAGTGAAGCCAAGCACTGCAACATTAGGTGTAGTATCTCCACTCATGGTTGGAATTGCATTACAAGTTATAACAGCACCACCACCCTCTCTAATTGCATAGTCTCCTGCTGTTCCTGTTGTTTCCAAAGCTGATGGTTGGTCTCTCATTGTAGTTGGAAAATGTATTTGCATAGTAGCATTTGTAGAGCCATCACAAAATCCAACACCAAACATATTTTGACTTGAGCCATCAGATACATGTCGATGATAATACCTCTGACACAGAGCTAGTTCTTCTCCAAATGGCCTATGCTCAAAAGGAGTTGCCACAGAACCTTCTTGTAATTGTACTCCTGTAACTGCCATAGTAAATGTGCTTGATCCTGAACATAAAATATTAAGTGCAAGACCATTCAACCCTGCTGCTGGCACAGTCCATGATGCTGTGTATTTAACATAATCAGATGTGAGCGTTCCTAAATTTTGTTCTTGTATTGTTGTAGTTGCACTAAAATTATCTGCACTATCTGCCGTTTGTAAACTGGTAAATAGAGTTGTAGCATTAGATACATTTTTAGCAAAAAAACTAACTGTAACAACTTTACCAGATAAATGCTGTACGTTTTTGCTTTCAATTCTCTGACTAATTATAGGATTACCTGATGTAGCACTAACAGTTATAGCAGTTGGAAATTCTGTAGGTGTGCCACTTGTTATAACAGCAGACGCACTGCAACCTGATAATGTAAATCTATCAACAAAATATCCTGATGTAACACCTGACGTAGCACTCCTTTGATTTATAGCCATATCTCCATTAATTATCAAATTGGTGCGACCTTTATTACTATTGGTGAGGACTTCACCCATCTTTGCTAATTCTGCTGCTTTGGTCATTTATTTGCCTTCCAATGCTGTAATTCTAGCTTCTAATGCTTCAATTTTTTCTTGTGCTTTTTGTAATGCAGATAATAAAACTGGGGTTGTTTCTGTATATAATAAACTTTTTACACCATCATCATCTGTATTTACTAACTGAGAATATTTAGTTTCCCAATCTTGAGCAATAAAACCTATGCGACTTATATCATCTTCATACGTTGTTTTTTTACCATCATCATCAGTAATTTCTATGTCTTTAAATTTGTAAGTAACTGCTCTTATGTTTTTTATATTATCATAGCTTTGTTGTTTATCTAATTCTACTATGCTTTCTTTTTTATTTTCATCTGATACAGCAGAAAAACTTTGATTACCTGCTGTTAACTTTGCACCAGTACCACTAGTATTTTGAAAATAAACAATATCACCAGAGGCTTTTAAAACTTGAAACTGTGCTGAACCACCAGTTGTATTTATCGCAACTTGTCCATCGGATCTAAGTCTCATACCTTCTGAATTATTTGTAAAAAAAAGCATAGGGTCATTTGAAGATGTTCCAAATTGAAAAACATCACTACCAGATTGTACAAATGCCGATGTGCTAGAGCTGTTTACTGAAACAGTTTCTTTTACAACTATACTGCTATTAAATGTAGCTTGACCTGCTTCTGACATATCAAGTGTAAGAGCAGTTATACTTGAGCCACCATCATTACCATTTATTTTAAAATCTGCATCACTTGCAGTTGTGACTATTGTTAAACCACCATTGTCAACAGACAAATTTGCAAATTCAGTGCCACCATCTTTTAATTTTACATCACCACCATCAGCATCAAGTATAATATCTCCTGCTACATCTATTGTTAAATCACCACTATCCGTAATATCACCTGCAAAACTAACTGCACCATCAAACGTACCACCATCTGCTTTACTTACAGTGTCTGCTACCGAGAACACATCAAATGCTACGACCACCACGAGGTCATCTACCGATGCAGCTTGTGCTAGTACGATTGATGTACCACTTGTTGCAGTGTAGTCTGCATCACCTAATTTTACACCATTTTGGTACACATCTACGAAGTTACTGTCTTTGTAACTTAAAGATGTACCCTCTGCACCTGCACCACTGAATGTAGTCTGCGATGCTGTGGCAGTATAGGTGTGAACCCTACGTACTCCATTTGACGGACTGACTCCTATGTATGCCATATTTTACTCCGTTGGCTTTGTTGGAAATTTAAAGTCTTTGTCACTCATTGACTTAAAAGTTTTAGTTATATCTCTAAGTGATTGTCTATAAGTTTTCCATTCATTTGACATCGTTACATCTGAATTAGCCATCCAATCTGTTTCAGCTAATAAGTTGTTTCTTTGCTCTCTCAAATCAGCTAAATCTCTATCCGCTTGTCCATCTGCCCAAGCTTTTTCTTCAGCATCTCTAGCTTTTTCTTCTTCAGCAGTGAAGGGTATTCTTTCACCATTTAACATTTTATATCTAGTCATTATCTCAACCCATATAATTTAAAAACACCACTTGCAATGGCATCACTTGCAGGTTTTATCTCTATACCACTTAAAGCAGCTTGACCGCTATTGTAAAATCCTCCAGTATAAATAAGTCTAGTTACTTCTTCATAATCTATTGAAGTTGTAATACATAAAAACATTTTATAATTATCTGTTGCTAAAGGGTCAAACAAGGTCAATTCAAAATTTGCATTTTCTCCAGTAGCGTTTCCTACTCTTTCTCCGAAAACTTTTGCAAATTCTGTGTCTGATTGCTCATCTGCATTGGAAACAGTGCTACTGCTACTTTTAGCGTTTATTTGTGCTGACCTATGTACACTACCAGTAATAACCGAACCACCACTCATAAATTTTAAATTTAAACTTTTATCATCTGTTTGAACATGGACATTACTTCCTATGAGTTTATAATTTGTAAATGCTGAAGTAAAATGACCATCTATTTGCACTTGGTCAGTATTACTTGTAACTGTTGTAGTATGTAACAATGCCAAATCGGCACCTAAATTTACCATGTCAGCTTCTACTTTTGTTAATGCCATTCGTTACTCCTATAACCCTGCTAACTTATATGCACCAAAGAAACTTAAATCACCACGAGAAGTAGTTGCATCTATATCTGGTGTCGCAGTGATATCGTCTATATGAACAAACACTTCATAATAATCAGTAGTGTTAGCTACATCTGTTACTGATAAACTCAAGGTATGTTGATTTGTAAAATTACTAGATGGATTAACTCTCGCAGCATAAAATTTTGCACCATTTTTCTTTATAAATATAAAAGTATCTACAAGTTGACTATTATCTTGACCTAACATGTGAACTTGTGTGTAAAAAAAATACGTTCCTGCTACTTCGGGTGTAAATCTATAATTTGTTGAATGGTCATATTTACCATCTGTATCATATACTTCTGTGTCAAATACAACTTTTGTATCTGATGCATCAGGAATATCTTGGTCTGCTGACATTTTTGCTAAAAACGCAGGTGTATTAGTTAATCTTTTGTCTAAAAGAGTTGGTGTTTGAGTAAAATTTACAACCCCACCACTTGATATTGCCATTGCATCTGTATCACTTGTACTACCAATGTTACCTGCATTAGGTATAATCACGTTACCTGTAAATGTACCGCTAGTTGCAGTCAAAGCATTATTACTCGGATGGCTTACTGTGCCCACTGTTCTAAACAAGTAATACACAAAGATGTTGTTACCTGAGTTACTTGATGGTGCAGTAGTAAATGTAAGTGTAGTTCCACTGCTTACTGCGTATGCTACAGATGGTTCTTGTATTACACCATCTACAGATACAAGTATATCCTCATCAGAACCTACTGAGTGCTCTAAAGTAAATGCAACAGTAGAACCATCACCAGAAAACTGCGTGGCTGCTTTTGCTGCTACAAATCTATCTGCTGAGGTATTACCTATGTATGGCATTTTATGTGATCTCCATTATACTCGCTACTGTATCTAAACTGTTAGCTCCGCTTGAAATAACTGACAGTGTGTGTCCAGTCTCCATAATAATTTTATTACCAGCCATAAATTCAAAACTACTTCCAACTGGTATAGGTATATCTTTTGCTAGGAATACTGACTCAGTAGAATGTAATTTAATACTAGCATTTATTTGCGCTGAACTTGTGTTGGCTAATGTAAGTCCTATAACAACTGTTGTTGTTGCAGAAGGTACAGTATATACAAGCATCTCTGCACTGGCAGACGTACTTGAGGTGCCATTATATACTTTGTTTTTGAAAGTATTAGCCATTTACACCTCCTTAACCTACATCGTCTAATAGAGCTACTACTATTGCTTCTGCTGTTGATGCAGAAGATATAGCATGAATATCAGCTACTGTAGTATTAGGAAGTCTTGCACAGAAAAATTCATTAGGTCCTATTGTTATACCATCTGTCGCAGAACTTGATGCAGTCCCTGCATCTAAAACAATAAAAATACTCCTACTATTAGTGTCAACATTTTTAATAAATAAAAAGTTCACTTTATCAGTTGTTGCTACCGCAGTCGGAGCAGTGTCATCATCAACCGCAGTGTAATCTAAATAATTACCTGCAATTAAATCAGTGCTTGAGTTTGATACACTCGTAAGTTTGTAATAAAACTTATCATTAGCATCTGCAGGTGTAACTGTCATTGTCGATGATAAAGTTCTTCTTATCTCATCAGGCAAGACACTAACCTGTATGGTCGCTATAGCTTCATCTGCCATTTTTTTCTCCTATCCTAAAGCTATGGCCAAACTTGTGGCCTCTGCCGCTATCGCAGCATTATTCGTTAGTTGTATTGAGTCACCAACACTAGTGACTGCTGCTCCAGATCCAGCACCATCACAAAAGACAATATCTGTATTACCATTTGCTATGGTCACTGTGCTACCAGAACCTTGTGTAATAATAGCACTTCTTGAACCAGAAAGACTATTTTTAATTATAAAAAATCTTGATGCAGTATTTGGAGCTATAGTTACTGTATTATTGCCGCCTAAATCAGATCCACTATCTTTAACATTTATTACAGAAAACATACCAGTCTGAACATTACTTGAACCAGATACTGGTGAATCAAGTCTAATTCTTAAATCTGTCGTTGTATCGCTTGCAGTCAAATCACCTAGTGAAACTAATCTGTCTACAATATTTAAATTGAAATTTGTTATGTCACCCCAGGTACCAGACTTTTCGCCTGATGCCATTACTTCGACACCTAAATTTGTAGAAAAAGAACTTGCCATTATGCCGCCTTATTAATCTCAACCCAAGTTTCAGTCTGACTTGGAGTTATATTAGTATACTCAGTTGTCGCACCACTTACACTTACATAATTAGGTGTCTGACTTGGCACCACATCTTGGTATACATTCTCATTTCCAAGACCAGATGTCAATTCAAAACCAGTTACTGCGTATTTTGATTCTATTACAGTAGAACCTATAGAACCAGTTGCACTCAGTCCTGTAGGAGTGACTAACGCAGTTCCAACAACTTGCTCATCACCAAAACCTATTGTTCCTACAAGACCTGTTTCAGTTACAAGTGCAGATGCACTAACTGTTTCATCACCAGAAACACCTGTTGCACCTAATCCAGTGACAGCAAAACTAACATCACAAACAACATTTTCGTTACCTAGTGCAGTTGTTCCTGCAAGACCAGTTTCAATTACAAGTGCAGAAGCGGTTACACTTTCATCGCCTAATCCAGATGTAGCAGATACTCCTGATACTGGATATTCTGAAGCTTGTAAAGCAGTTCCTAAACCAGTAGTTGCTGAAACACCAGTAACCTCTACTGGAAGCGGACTATCCCAAAGACCTTCATCCC